ATTGCCCACATCTGTCGCACTCAGCAATTGCAAACTTACCGGATGCAAACTTATTAGGCATAGAAGTTAGCCCTTGGTACAAATCTTACTGATGCTTTCTCACGGTCTTCAGTAGACGCCATTGCCCACTGCTCTTCGTAAGACATCTTCAACATTTCAATACGGCTTGTTGCCTCTGGAATCTTTAGTGACAAGTAATACGCCAATCCAGCAACCATACATGGCAGGAATCTGAATGGGATATCTTGTGTATTAAGACCATTACCAGCGTCCTGAATACGTCTTAAACGCCAATAAACGAATGTATAGTACGGTGCAGCCAAGGTTCCTTGGTCTGGTGAAGGCCAGAGGTTTATCTGTGGGCTGTCTACGCCTGTTGTAGCATCTGTGCCATTTGGACGTCCACCAGCAGGATATTTAGCTCCAGACTGACGATTGACCCAAATTTGAATAGGACGGCCTGTAGCAAGTTTATTTGGGATGGTTGAGTAAGTAGACTCACTAATACGGCTGATGTTAATGTCGGTCTGATTAGGGCCTGTGCCGGTACGAATAACATGGTCAAGAAGGTCAATGGTATCTACAGGAAGGTCATAAGTAATCTTGTTCTGATAAACAGGGAATGATCCTTGCTCAACAGTCCATAGATTAATGCCACGGTTAGCCCATTCAATGGTTAACAGGTTCAATGAACGACGCGCTGTACGCATATCGTAGCCTGAACGTAACTCTGTACCGCATCTCTCAAAAGCCTCTTCTATGAGGTTATTAAGGTCTAGGTTGAACGAACTTGTTCCGCTTGTTGTCATTTAGCTGTCCTTGCTGACTTCTTAAATGCTTCGGCTGTAGGGGCGCCTTTAGTTCCTGGCTTTCTCATTTTCTCACCAGAACCAGCGGCTATGCGTTTTTTCTTCGCATGGATGTTGGCATATAGACCATTAACGGCACCACCTTCAGCATACTGCGTAAAGTCAGTATCATCACGTCTAGCCTTCCTCTTGCCTGAAGGCATCTTAGAAGGGGCTATAGCGCCCATACCACGAGAGGGTCTCATACCATTCTGCCTTTTGTTTTGCCTTTAACAGCACAACCATCTGCACGTTTAGAAGCTGAAGACTTAACTGACCCACCTTTTTTAAAGCCATAATCAGACTCTTTTTCAGTTTCGTAAGAGTTTTTCTTTCTCTCATCTTCTCTGTTTAACAGGCGTGTATCAGCAGCGCTTAGTTTTCCCAAACGAGTATTAGACGGCATATTTAAACGCGACCCGGTAAATGCGCCACCAGTCAAATCTTTTTTAAGTTTTTCAGCAACCGCTTTGCCAGCTTTAACACCTGCACGAACTGGAGCCATAACTAAATCACGGTCTTCCTCGTTTTCTTTGCGGGCGATTTCATCAACTAAATCTTGTGGCAACTTTCCACCTTCAGCATATTTTTTCATTAGCAAGCCCCGCCTTTTTTCATCTTAACCATAGTTGCTCTAGTCTTACCGCGAACTGCGCAACCATCAATAGAACCGCCTGATTTAAGCTTGGTTAGGTTAGTTTTTTTACCGCCATGAAGCTGGTCATCGTGCATTTTGACAGCCTTCTTCACAACTTTTTTGTCCATCTTAACGTCTGAGTGTTTCATGATTAAACAATCCTTCCGCGTGTTTTACCTTTGGTTGCAATGCCGTCACCACGACGTGATGCGGTTGATTTTACTGCTCCGCCAGCTTTATAAGCCTTGGCTTTTACTTTACCGCCACGCTTCATACCTAAACCAAAGTTTGTTGGAGCGGTGCCGTATGATGAATTTGAGTCTTGCTGACCTGGAGTTGAAACAATGTTCACAGCAGGAACTTGTGATGTCTGCTCATTAACAGGGCGAGACATACGCACATCTCCAACTGGAGGTTGCTGGTTTAGTTGCTGAGCTTGCGGCTGGTTAAACGCGCTTGTAACGCCACCTTCGGCAAAACGTTTAGCTTTTTTATCTGCTTTCATGAAATCCTCTCCCACTGATTGTGGTACTTTAACTTGTTTGGCGAACTTTGGCGAGTGTGCCACAGCGCGCATGAAATCTGCTTGTTTTTTACTAGTTGATGGCACTTCGTTGATCCCTTATAAAGTCGTCTAACTTAGCTTCCATACGGTCAATTCTATCTAGCACGCGGTTGATGTCGTTATGCACATCAGCTTTGGTAACATATTCCTTGGCAATTTCTTCACGGGTTCTGTTTAACAAAATCTGAATACGGTTTAACTCTGATGATTTTTCTTTTAAAAAGAAAGCCAGCATACCAACCAATGTCGTAAGGACTAAGTTCCATAACATCATTTCCATCAGACCATCTTCCCTTTAGTCTTGCCACGGACTTCGCATCCACCACCACGAATAGCCCCGCCTTCTTTGCAATTCCAAGCCCGTAAAGACTTATTAATGCGTGAGTCTGGATCATTAGCTGTCTTAGCTGAAGTTAACTTATTCTTCATGCCCTTCATGCGGGCGCAGAAAGAATCACGGCGTGAGCCACCCTCTGGTTGAGGACGCTTAAGCCCAGGTTTCCCTGGGTTAGCTGCATTGTAGGAAGCCCGTCCTTTGGCGTTCAAGCCTCCAGATTCTGACTTACCTTCTTTGCGAGTCCAAGCTGGCGACTTAGCCATAAAACACTGTAACCGTCATGTTAGCTGGGGTAGTAGCGTAAATACCGTTATCACAGCGAATACCTTCGCCAGGAATAACAACAGTACTTGCACCACCTGAGCTTGCAGGGATTACAAGAGAAAAAGCAACCGTGCCAGCAGCACCATTACGTAAAATTAAAGTGCCACCAGCGGTAGGAATACCAACAACCATGCCCTTTATGCGTGCTGGTCCAGCAAATACAGCTGTATCAGTAGCCGATGCAGCAATAGCCGTTGACTTTACATCATATTGCATACCCATAATTACTCCTGTTTGTTTGGCTCAGGTACGTTTTCCAAAATAGTAATACGAATTTTTAAATCCGAATTTTCTTTTGTCAAAATCGCTACTGCGCTCATTGCATGGTCTCTTTGACTCTCCAGAAGCCCAAGCATTACCTGAACTTCTGGGTCTTTATGAGTCAACATTAAGCAGCTCTGGTAACCAACTTCCAAACTGGACTTGTAATTAAGCCTGTTTGAAGATAAAGGTTTGCACCTGTGCTATCAATGTACATAGAACCAGGACCAGCAAAGTTGTCGCCGGTTGTGCCGTCAACAGGAGCGCCTGTATTAACCATAACTACAACGTCATCTTCCATACGGATATTAGCTTTGGTGTATGCTTTAACGCCAGAAGGACCACCAGCATCAAGTACAGGGTCTTGCATCTTTAAGTCAATACCATATTCAAAACCAGAACCAGCAGTAGTTTGAGCCATTGCAACACCAAAAGCGCAACGAGCAGTGGTTACACCAGAATCGCCGTCCATAAATGCCATAACAGCAGCATCGCCTGATAGAGTATTGGTGTTAATAGTACCTAGTACACCAGCCATTAAACCAAAGTTAGCGTATGTACCAATAACTGCAAACTCACCTACTGTTCCAGCCATGTGGTTGAAGGTAGTAGAAGGAGCTACAGCGAAAGGAGCGCCACACTGGACACGTCCAAATACAGAAAAAGCTTCGCCAGGAACTGTGTAATCGCTTGAACCAAAACCTGTGGTTGGCATTACACGGGCATAGAAGCCAGAAGCTGCTGTTCCCTCATCGACCGAAATTACGGTTCCTGAATTAATAGTGGTAGGAGTTAAAGGTTGTTGTGCGCTTGCGTCTCCGCCTTGATAACCAGCCCGCACTGGGCCTGAAAAAGTAGTACGTGCCATAATAAATTTCTCCATACAGAGTTAAGCTTATTAGTCTTGTATGCGTCTGCCGGGGCAGTCTAATAAGCCGGTTCACCCGGTTTCAGTAATCTTACTCTATTTTGTAAAAGTTGCAACTATTTTTAAAACAAAAAAGGGAGCCGAAGCTCCCTCTTTCTACACTTGGCGTATTAAGCGCCTTGTGAACCGAACATACCCAATGGATCTGACCAGCCGAATGAATAACGCTCACGAGACTTGTAACGAACGTTACCAGTATCGAAGTCGCCGTCCATGCTGTTCTGTAACGGAGTACGCACAAAGTGCTTAAGACCGTTAGGAACATCAGTAGTCAAGAACCAACCGTTTGGATCAGTTAAGAAGTTATTGATTGTGTAGCCTTCAGCCACAGAACCGTTGTTCTTAATTGCGTTGATGTCGTTATCAGCAGTACCAACACGCAATTCAGTTTCTAGCAAGCGAGTTGCAACGAACTGTAGTGCAGGTGGAACAACCAATTTCTTCGGTTTAGCAGCGATCAATAGACCACGCTCGTCTGTCCAAGCAGCGATTTGAATAACAGCATTTTCCAATGATGTTTCGTTCAAGTCAGCTTGAGTAGATGGAGTGTTGCTGTTTACACCACCAGAAACTAGTGGATGCTGTGTAGAGAACAAAGGCACGCCATCACCACCGTAAAAAGCTGATGAGTTAGTGAAACCGTTATTCAATACGTTAGCAGCTTTAACTTGCTTTGTATAAGCCATTGAACGAGCCAATGCCTTAGTGTAGCGAGCTGATAATGAGTCATACAAGTTATCTTCAATAGCTTCTTCAGTTAAGCTGAAGCCTTGAGCGATAGTCTCATGGTTGTAACGTGCAGTCCATGCTTCTTGACCATTGTCATAGGCAATTGCTGAACCTTCGTTTTTAACTGGAGCAGCTGAGAAACCTGACAACTTTGTTTCCTCTTCAAAGCTACGCTCTGAAGTTTCTGTTTCGTAGATTTCTTTATGTTGCTCACCATAACGAGCGTACTCTAATCCGAACAATGCGTTCAAACCGGGTAGTAGCTCTTTTAAGAGTTGGGCGCGTGAAATAGCCATTTAAGTATCTCCTATTAAGCTACGGCATTGCCGAGAGCTGTTGTGTATTGATGCAAATTAATCTTAACGATTACTTCGCAGAAAGTCGTACCAGTCACTGCTGTGTCTGGAACAACATCAATTACACGGATTGGGAAAGTGTCTGTTGCAGCTGGGCTTGTGTTCAAAATAGATTGAGCTGAGTTACCAGTTGTTGCAGACGGCGTGTTTACCAAAGCAGTTACGTTAGTACCAATAGCTGCACGAGTAACAGTAGAGATAACACCCGCAGATGTAGTAACCGCTACTTTAAACGCAGCCATAGGATCGTCAACTACATAAGCAACGGCGTTAGTAACGCTATTACCTGGGTAGAATTGAGCCTGAACTGTTTGGCCTGATGAGTTCGTATATGAACAGCCTACAAGAACGCCTAGCTTAGCGCCAGATGTCAATGAAGTTGCTGAACCTACGATACCACCTACGTCTAATTCAACTAAATCACCGTTGTAAATCGCCGCAGCCTGAGTAACAGACAGTTGACGAATAGCGCCAGCATAAGGCATGCCGTCTACACGATTGATTGGTTGAAAACCGTAGGGTTTGCTAATGGTTGGATATGCCATTTAAAACTCCTATTTAAAATTAATAAAGTTATTTACCTTTGCCAAATGATACGGTTGACTTACGTTCATTGAACAAAGGCATACGTGCATCACTTTGCTTCATAAGACTATTATCAATTGCTTGAGTCTGAGCTTCTGTTTGCTGAGCATAATGGTCATTACGCTGTTGAACAAACTCACTCGGAGTCTTACACAATAATAATCCGCCAATCTCAATGCTGTCTTTAAAACGGCTATTGGGATCTACTAACAATTGAAACTTAGGCTGCTCTTCTACTGAAACTGGCTCCCAGCCTTCTCTCATCTTCGCAGATATGTTACGCGGGTCAGCGTTATTCAGTGTAGAAACACGAATCCAGCGATATGCAAATCCTGGCTGTTTGTCGGGTTCGGGCAACAATTCAGCTGGCATCCACTGTTTAGGACGCTCAGTTGTAGCGCGGGTTTGAATCTCTCTTTGTACTCGGTTTGATGCAGTCATATTAAGCTCCTGTCTTCGCAAATTCCGCAGCATATTGCTCCGGAGTTAATCCTAGTTTCTTGGCAAGCTGTACTTGAGACGCCTTTAGCTTAATCTTTTTCGAAGATGTGCTACGTGTCGCAGGTGCTACCACATTACTAGGCTTGTTTACTCGTTGGGTTGTTTCCTGTTGTTCTTCTTCGCCGAAGTTCTCTGGGAAACGTTTACGCATTGTCGCGTCAATACGTTTGTAATACTCATCAGTCGTAGCATAAGCCATTCCGTTCTCTTTGACTAGCTTTTCGTGCAGTCCAAGAGCAAGACTCGTCATCTCATCATCCTGACCAAACCATGTATTATTTTCTTGCCATGATCTAGCTTTAGTGTCGGGCTGTGGCCTTTGCTGTGCTGTTTGTGGGATTTTTACATCAAATTCTTCTTCTTGTAAAGCTTTTTGTGGAACAAAGCTGTTTACTCGTTGAAGTTTTAGCTTAGCATCAGTCATTTTTTCCTGAGCTTCTAGCAATTTATCTGTATCC